CCCATGTTCTGCGGCGGTGTAAAGGCCTTCTGGCAGAGAGCCTGCGTGACCACCAGCTCGGAAAATCCGCACACTCTCGGCGGTTGGAACATCATTATGGCGTCAGGGGAGAAGCTTTGTATCGAGTGGCTGGACGAAGATGGCGCAAGTCTGGGCAAGGCGGTGTATCATCTGGAAAGCGTGTTGGAAAAAGGTCTGGAAGGCAAGGAGAACGCTCTGTTTGTGGCGGAAGATATGCCGGAAAACTGGCCTTTCCGCTGCCTGTTGGCCATGGAACCCATGCCGCCCCGCACGGCCCGCCAGATCGGCGGCCTGCTGAGCCACCTGCACTTCCAGTATGCCAGCCAGCGAAACCTGCTTGTGGACCCGGAGACCCAGAAACTGCACAATCCCATGTGGTATGCCACCGTCTGCGATGGAGATGGTTCTCTGCTGGAAAAGTGCAACATTGTGCGTGCGCTGCACCATCTGCCGGTGTGGGATGCACTGCCGGAACTCTAAACCAACGGTTTGTATGGCGCAATGCTGCTATAGCAGATGGCGGATGTAGGGCGGTGGTGGCAGCGGTCAAAAGTATAAATGAAATTCAGTAATATCAAGCTCCCTCAAAAATACAAAGGGCGTAGCGAAACACGATATCCTTTGTTAGATTTTCTCTGTAGTGTTATCTTGCGGAATCTTTTATGCCTTGACTTACGTTTGATGAAGTCGGCAGTTGGGTTTATCTGAAATATGGTTGTTGGGATAGTAGTGTGAATAATCGCATAAATGGAGAAAATGGCTTATATTGGAGAAAAAGCGCATTGCATCGTAAGTGAATCGGTGCTATAATATAAACTGTCAAAAGCTGAATATAAGCAGACGAACAGCCGGTAGGTCGAAAGCCTATCGGCTTTTTTTCATGCTATCTCACAGGCTACTATACATAATAAAAGACAGACTAGATTGGTACGGATAGGATCAGAAATGTGATGCTTTTGTGAAATAATGACGAAAAGTACCTGTTTTTTGCCCGATTTCGGTGTACATAGTGAAGGCTTTTATTTCTGCGCCAGATGAAAGGAGAGGTAGGAGTCAGGAAATTGTTGCAGTTCAGAGAAGACTGCGGCTGACCATTATCTACATGCGGTAGAACACTGAGCAGCATAATCCAGTG